TCAAGCTTTCTTCTTTTCTGGCTGCTTCAAGGCTTCCCTTACGGTCTGACCGACCCGGCGGATGCTGTCCTCGTTGGCATGGGCGTACATCCGCAGCGTGGTGCTGCTGTCAGAATGCCCCAGCCGTGCGGCGACACTTACCACGTCGGCACCGTTGGTGATGGCAAGACTGGCGGACGTGTGGCGCAGCTTGTGCGGGTGGAAGTGCTCTATCCCATACCGTTTGCCAAATCGCTGGAAGTAACGAGTTGGAGTGTCTGGATGCATAGGCTCCGGGCTATCGTCCTGTGTAAATGCCCAACGCACCGTTACCGGCTGACTCCGCCGCAGCTCCTGCAAAAGCGCGGCCACGTCAGACGAGATGTCTACAACGCGGGTCTTGCCGTTTTTGGGCAGAGTCTCGTACACGCCCCGCTTGGAGGTGTACTGTAGATTCCTCTCGATGGTGATCGTGTTGGTATCAAAATCCACCGACTGCCATTGCAGCCCGCAGGCCTCGCCCCGGCGGCAGCCCGTATCGATAAGCAGCAGGATAAACGCCCGCCACTTGAGCGGCTCGCCATCCAGACAGCGCAGAATATACCGCGTCTCCTCTGCAGTAAAAGCCTTGTGCTCTGTAGGAAGGGCTGCATCCTTCGACTTTCGGGGGCGCGGAACCTTGTCCATTGGATTCCGGTCTATCGTATCATCCAGCAAGGCAGCCTTAAACAGGTTATGTAGTACAGCATACACCTTTGTCACGCTGGCGAAGGCAAGCTCCTCTGACAGACTGGAAAGTAACGCCTTTATCATGGCCGGGGTGATCTCCGTCAGCAGCACATGGCCCAGAGCCGGAAAGACATGCTGCTCCAACAGCTGGGTATAACTGGCCCGGGTCTTTTCCGCCAGCGTGGCGGCTTTCTCTGGCAGATAGACGGCTTCAGCATATTGCCGGAAGGTTTTGATTTTGGCCGCCTCTACGGCTTCCGCAGCGGCCTTTTGCGCAGTCTCTTCACGGGTCAGCACTTCCCCATCCGCCAGCTGCTGCTCCAATTCAGCGGCGAATTTCTGCAGCTCCCGCTGAATGGTGCGCTTGCTCCATGTCGGCTCTGGGCGGAAGGTGCGCCAGACACGCCGCCCTCGCCCATTGCTGGCCTGCACCTCGTAGATTCGGTTTCCGTTTTTGTCAAGTTTCTCCTTGAAACTCGCCATAAAAATACACCTCCATATGGGTACACTTTGACAAGCCCGCCTAAAAGAGGTATAATCGCAGTGCTTAGGTGTGCGATGACCCCGCAAGGGCGAGCCGCTTATCTTACTCCCTCGGTGTTGGTAGCACCGGGGGAGTTTTTTTTTCATTTATTCCGCAAGCTCCTCTTCTTCATCGTCATCTGAAACAGCTTCCTCTGCCTCATCCGATACATGAGAAATCGACAGGCTCTGACGGTACTGCTCAGCCAGAAAAGTGCGTTTGAATTCCGCAGTGGGTGCGATTTCACCCACCAACTTCTCAAGGTCATCCAGCGAGATACGGAAAAATTCCTTGCGCAAATTCACTTTGTTCACGCGCTGGTCGTTGAGAAGATGGTGCAACTTCGTCTCGAGACCCACTGCATCATCGGAAAAAATCATGGAATGTACATCAAATGGGAACGGCACACTGGCACTGCCCAGTTCATTCACACGTTCCATAGGCTCGAGACGGCGTGTCATACCGATTTTGAACACATTCTCACCAAAAGAGCCAATATTGCTGATGACGTAGACATTGCCAGCCTTGCCATTTTGCAGCTCAACGATTTTGTCTTTCTGGTCAGCCACCGCGGCAAGCTGTTTTTGCAACTCTTCGATGCGGGCTTTCAGCAGGGCAGTTTTTTCATCGTCTGCGGAGACTTCTATCTGCTGGGACAACTGGCTGATCTGGTCGTGAAACTTGCTTTCTTCCTTTTCTATCTGTTTCTGCTGACGCTCCAACTCGCGGCGTTCCTCAGCCTCCTGCCGCATCTGCTCACGGATGGCACGCTGTTCTTCTTTCGCACGCTCCCTCTGGACATAATATTCATATTCTATTTTCACGGCTTCTTGAAAATAATAATCCAACTCACCAACGAATTTTTTGACTGTCGGCGCAATGCTCTGGTTGCCATCTGCCGCAATAACATAATATTTATTTGTAAGTGCCTTGATATTGCTCAGCGCATCATCCAGCTTTCCAAAAACAATGTTATGCAGCACATTTTGAAGCTCCGCCGACAGTGCAATGACCATCAAGCGATAAATTGCAATATTTGCTTTCGTTGTATAGCGGTCTTTATATTTTTCAAATGTTGCTTGAATATTCTTTTCGTTTTCCTTGTACCGCTTTCGAAGATCTTTCATACCGAGGCACTGGAGAGGCAGACTTACGGTCGGACTCATCAGTTCATCGGCAGTTCTCAAAAGCCGTTCAACATTTTTGTCTTCCTCTTCAATCCCAAAGTCCTCGCTTGCGTGTTGGATAGCCTTGACCAGCTCTTTGCTGCGACGTACCTTCTGCTCTGCATTTGCTACACTGCGTCGATAATTTTCTTCTTTTGTAAGAAGTTCCAAAAGATTTTTCTTTGTCGTATCAACGCACGACTGTAGCTGGAGACTCTGAGCCTTCAGTTTTTCGTTCTCCGCTTCGGCTCTCGACGTACCCTCGGCGTAAGCCTCTGCGGAGATCTGTGCAAATAATGCTTTCTGATCTGACAATTCGGCCGCCATTGCATCGAGCTGAGTTTGAAGAGCCGCCTGCTCCTTCTTCATCTGAAGCTGCATATCTGCCCGCTCTTTTTCCAGCTGAGCTTGCTGCTCCACTCGTTGCTGTGCATACTGAGCTTCCATTGAAGCTCTTTCCTTTTCCTTCCAAACCTCCAAAGCGCAATTATCACAAAGGCCGTTTGTCAATTTAAGGAAAATACCCTTTTTCCCGCACCGGGTACATTTTGCCATCTTTCAAGATTCCTCTCTGCTTTATATGTCCCGGCAAAGCCCGACGGCCTTGCCTTCGATTACGACCGTGTTCATGTCCTCCCGGCTGAGGATGATGCTGTTGAAAGCCGGATTCTCCGGCCGCAGCTCAATGAAGCTGTCGTGGAGGTAGACGTGCTTCAGGGTGGCCTCACCATTGATCCGCACCGCTGCGATCTCGCCATTTTCAACCTCTGGCTGTTTGCGGATGGCCACCAGATCGCCGTCGTGGATGCGGGGTTCCATGCTGTCCCCCTTGCAGGTCAACGTAAACGTAGAGCGCCACTTGGAGGGGACGCACACCATTTGCTCGATGTTCTCTTCTGCCGTGATTGGCGTACCGCAGGCGATCCGGCCCACCAGCGGTACCACGTCCATGGCTGGCATGGGCTGGAAACCGGGAGGAACCGTCTCAGCATCCCTTTTGGCCTGCAGTCGTAATGCTTCTTTGATGTTTCCGGCTTTCTCCAGAATGTCCTGATCAATCTCGTTCACCACATCCAAAGTATGCTCATCAATGCGATTGTTACTTTTTCCAAGCATGTAGTCAATGGATGTATTGTAAAAATTGGCAAGGTCGATCAGTGTTTCGGAATTCGGTTGCCGGACACCTTTCTCGTAGTTGACATACGTCGTATAAGGCATCCCGAGCTGTTCCGCTGCCTGCTTCATGCTGATGCCGCGTTCTTTTCGGAGTTCAGGGATTCGGTTCATAATCGTTACCTCCTTCTTCCCTATGTATATTATATTACACGTTTTGAGTAAATAGTCAACAAAAATACCCGAATTGGGCAGTATCCACAAAAAGCCGCTGTTCAATTTGGGTATTATTTTACTTTACATTTACTCGTTTTGGGTATATCATAATTACAGTTACTCAAACCGAGTAATAAGTTACACGAAAGGAGTTCTTTGAATTGCTCTATCCGAATATCAACGCAGAACGAAGCCGCCGCAAACTTACCATTGAGGAGCTTGCAAAGGCGCTGGGAGTCACCCGCAAGACCGTTTACAACTGGATGGTCCACGGCAACATTCCGCAGTCCAAGCTGGAAAAAATGGCAGAAATGTTTGACTGCTCCATTGATTATCTGCTCCAGCGCAGCATCTGACACAAGGAGGTACAGATTCACATGACCGACATCATCTTATCCACCCAGAACGGCGAACCGGTGGCATCCAGCCGGGAGGTCGCCAAACGCTTCGGCAAGGAGCACAAGAATGTGATGCAGGCCGTTGCAAATCTGGTGGCTGAAAATTCAGCCGCCAAATCCATGTTCCATCCCGCCACCTTCGAGAACCGCGGTAAGAAGTACCCCATGTACCTCATGAACCGCGACGGTTTCGCCCTGCTGGCAATGGGCTTCACGGGCAAAGAGGCCGTAACGTGGAAGCTCAAGTACATCGAAGCCTTCAACCAGATGGAGAAGCAGCTTGCCGCCCAGCGCAAGGACCAGCAGGCCGTGCAGGATGAGAACATCCAGCGGGCCATTGACCAGGTCATCGCCGCCCGGAAGCGTCTGGACGAGCAGACCGCTTTCCTGGACAAGCGCCGTGAGGCCCGCGACAAAAGTAAAGCCCTGTATTTACGAGTCAAAGCACTTTGCAGTCAAACCAAAGCCGGATACAGCGAAGACTGTGACATCGTCCGGACGATGGAAACCGTCGTGCGCAGCTCTCAGGACTTCCTGAACAGCGCCGTTGACCAGCTGACCATCGTTGCAAAAGGCTACCCGGCCTATCTCGCCCTGATGAACGACATCCTCTCGGATGCCATTGAGAAAAAGGAGTAAACATGAGCAAGCTTGTTCTGGTTATTAAAATACTCGTTGCCGAACAGAAAGTCAAATTTTATGAGATTTCTGAGCAGTACCCGAAAGCGGTTCAGAAAGCCGTAGACGAGGCCCTGAAGGAGGCATTCCATGGAAAATGACATCGTGAAGGGCATCGCCAAAGCCCTGCGGGACACTTTCGGCCCTGGATACCGCATCTACCAGAATGATATTGAGCAGGGCTTTCAAACACCCTGCTTTTTCATTCTCCCGATGAAGGCCACGCCTTCCCCGCTGGGCAAGGACCGTTTTCTGCTGAAAAGCCCCTTCGACGTCCACTTCTTCCCCGAGGACGAAAAGGACAACGCTGTCATGCAGGCCATTGCGTGGCAGCTGTGGCAGGCGCTGGAGTTCATCACGCTGCCCGACGGCGATAAACTCCACGGCACATCCATGAGCTGGGAGGTGCAGGACGGTGTGCTGCACTTTTTCGTCAGCTTCAACATGACGCTCCGCCGCATCGACCTCCCCGAGAAGATGGGCGAGCTGCACATGGAGGTCAACCAATGATTGAACCGAAATTTCCGAAAGAAAAGATACTGACATTCAAGCGGTTTGCCGGCCGTCGGGACCTGCTCAGCGTCCTGCTGGAAGATGGCAAGGAATATACGCTGGCGCAGGCCGAAGAGGCCATCCGCAAGTTTATGAAAGGCAAGGTGAACTGATATGGCACTGGGCGGCGGCACCTTTCTGGTGCAGAACAAGCGCCTGCCGGGCGCGTACATCAACACGGTCTCCGTGGCAGCCGCCTCGGCGACCCTCTCCGACCGCGGCTATGCGGCCCTCCCTCTCGAAATGAACTGGGGTCCGCAGGGCGAGATCTTCACGGTAGAGCAGGGCGATTTCCTCAAGAACAGTCAGAAGCTCTTCGGCTACTCCTACACCGCCGCAGCACTGCAGCCCATGCGGGAGGTGTTCTGTCACGCAAAGACCGTGCATTTCTTCCGTCTGGACTCGGGCGGCATCAAGGCGTCCTGCGCCTTCGGCAGCGCAAAATATCCCGGCATCCGGGGCAATGCCCTGCGGGTGGTCATCACCGCCAGCGAGAGCAGCACTGAGCAGACCCCGCTGTACGACGTGGAGACTTTCCTCGACACCCAGAAGGTCGAGACGCAGGAGGGCATCTCCACCGCCGCAGAACTGGCGGACAATGATTTCATCGTCTGGAAGGATGATGCTGTGCTGGCTCTGACAGCATCCACGCCGCTGACCGGCGGCACCAATGGCACAGTCGAAGATGGCAACTACCAGACCTTCCTCGATGCCGTCGAGAGCCGCACCTTCAATGCCCTGGGCTGCACCTCGGCCAACGATACTATCAAGAAGCTCTTCGCAGCCTTCACCGAGCGTATGCGCAACGATGTGGGCAAGAAGTTCCAGTGCATCGGCTTCCGCTATCTGGCCGATGACGAAGGCGTCATTTCCCTGAAAAACACCGTCACTGACGAAGGCGCAGACCCTGCGGCTCTCATCCCGTGGGTCGTGGGCGTGGCCGCCGGCACTGCGGTCAACAAGAGCGCCACCAACATGGTCTACGACGGCGAGTATACTCCGGACACCCGCTATACCCAGACTCAGCTGGAAGCCGGCATCCAGGAGGGCTCCTTCATGCTCCACGACGTGGACGGTGAGACACGGGTGCTCTCCGACATCAACACCTTCGTGTCCATCACCGATGAAAAGGGTGCAGACTTTTCCTCCAATCAGACCAT